CCGATGGCCAACGGTGGCGATGACACTTTGAGACGTTTCTTACTGAACGTCTCTTTAGCTTATAGGCAGGTAGAGCACATGGACCCATGTGAAGACAAGCGATACGATAGCTTGACTGGGGCCTTTTGCTCTTTCATAGTGAAGCAAGGAACATTAACCAAAGATCCTGTGATTTTGTTGAAGCGTTTCTTAGGCAAATTATCTCAAGGCGCTGGAGAAGACGCTGTGTTGGGTTACGCACATCTTTGGGCCATGAACTATAGGCTGGGTGATAAGCTCTATGAAGTTTTTGATGAGGCCGAAATGGAAGCGCATCAACTGTTAACTCGTATAATGTTCAACTTGAAAAGAGAAGGCATCAAGACCAGACCCGATTGGAGTAAACTGGGATTGAATGCTGAGTATCAAGTTGATCCTAAATGGGATGTTCTTTCACATACAGACGTGGTAACTCAAGTGAATGACCCTTCGACAGTGGAACCTGGTCCAGCTAGGCTGACAAGGGACACCATTGCTGAGGTTGTAGGTTTCATGATGGAAGCTTAAACAGCTAAAGAGTGAAACTTAAATGTCTGAAGTGAATATCGTTGACAGTTTGACTAACAAAGCACCTTATGACCCGAACATTGCGACGCAGCACGAGTTCACTGATGTTATCTACGTGGCGTTTGCTGACAAAAAGCTTCAGTTTGATGACACTATCGTTAATCTTTGTTCAGCTCATTTGGCTGGATGTGGGAAAGTTGACTTGGTTGACATTACTATTAGCGGAGTGTGTACAGCAGCTGATCAGACTTTAGCTGTAGGTATAACTTCTACTGTTTCAGGGATGACTATCACACAAGTCGCTTTGAAATCGAATGGTTATTACCATGTCTCCAATGATTACACACGTGGCATACCTTTTAGGCACACTTTAGTGCCCGAAGATACTGTCTCGCGTCAGATTCAACCGGTTTCAGCTATGTTGCCTACGATGAAATTGATGGTTTTACGTTCTGAAGGAGTGGTGTTGACTTTGGAGATCAAGTTAAAGGTTTCTGGCATGCGTCAGAAGACGATAACTTTAAACTAGAGAATTCTGATATAGCGCCTAGCGCTGATGATTCTTTAGTTATTGAACCAGTTTCTCTTGTTTGTGAAGAGTTTTATGATTCTGATGCAACATTTGTTGCAGATCCCGAGAAGGGAGATATTTATATCAATGGAAGGTATTATGATTTCGTCAAACCTTCTAATGATTGGAATACTAGATATGATCGAGAAGAAAATGTGATTGAAGATTGTGTCGGACCAAATGAATGGGCCGATAATGATTCAGATTTTGTTATTTTATCTCGAAATTTGACTAAACGGTTCTATTACTTCCACGAGTATGTTGAGGAGTGAACCCGAGTCTAAG